CGATTAATACAAATAATGTTGCCTTGGCAGATTTACGTGAACGAGGAATATAGTTTAATTCTTTTGCATGGGAAACGATTGAGTTCTTAAGGACGGCAGAGTCAAGAAACATTTCGTTAAGTGCCATGTTTGTATAGAAGTTATTTTGATAACTATTAAACGCAAGAACGTCTAATAGGACACTCATATTCGATCCTTCAAAGTTATAGTCTTTGAATTGCGTTTGTGTTTGTAAATAAGTTCTTAATTGATCCTTGACTCTATCAAAGTCAAGTTCGGTAATTGGTGTTTTTGGATTTGCCATCTCTATCTATTCCTTTGTAATACAACATCTAACTGTATTGGCTGTTCTACCTGTCTTACATAAAAAGTAATACCAACATATACTTCACCATTATCAGGATCTGAACTTACTGAAACGTTAATAAGCTCAGCTCTTGGTTCGTATGTCTGAATTGTTGAAGTAACTCTGTCTTCTATTAATTTTAATGTACCGGGCGTTAAATTTTCAAATAACATCGCTCGAATATTACCACCTATATAAGGTTGCATTAATCTTTCACCGCGATCTGTTAATATAAGGTTCTTAATTGATTCTTTGACTGAGTCTTCATCTTTAAGTAATGCTAAATCTTTTGACACTGGACTAATAAGTAGATTCTTTCTAAAATCAGAATTTAAACTAATCTTTTTCCTTACTGGTGAAATGTAATCTGCTATTGCCATTATAGTATTTCTCTTATGTCTAAATGAATCTTATCGTCATATTCTTTAACGTATTTAAATCCACCCTTTAAAGCGTTTTCGATAAACTTAGCAGGATCTTCCATATCCTTCTTAATGTCTACAACCAAACCACTTAAATGTGAATTATCTTCTGGGCCGTCTGCTTCTTTATTGTAAGCTTTGCTAACCCAACCTTCGACTATTGTTAAAGGCTTTTCTTTATTCGTTGATTCTTGTAACCTTTTTAAATATACTTTAACATCAAGATCAACTCTTGTGTATGCGTATATACCTATACCTTCTTTTTCATCAAACGAATCACCTTCAACTTTAAATACATCTGATGACCCGGCAAATACATGCCCGCATCTTGGTAACTCTTTATAATCCTTGGCAGTAATTGGTTTAACATTTTTAGGTAAATTACCTGTATCAGTTTGTTCGTTACCACCAGGAGAAGTCCATCTACCTTGTAATCTATTTATTACCTCTTTCCTAGTTGTTGGAGAATACCTGATGCCACCTGCTCGTATTGCTGATGATTCGTTAATTCTTGAAATATTTTTAAGACGATCTACGATTGTGGCATACCTTCTCGTATAATCATCAAGTGGTTTATTGATATCACGTATTAATGCTTCAATACTTCCAGCAAGTGCACAGATACGAGAAATGATATATTGAATCTCTTCAATACCTGGTGATTCAAACGCGGCTATTGCGTAATCAATTAAACCTTTTACTTTATCCTTAATTCCTTTCTTGTTCTCTTCTGTAAAGAATGCGCACATTTGTTCTCTTGTTGTCATAATACCTTTTACAACATTCTTATTTACAAATGTTTCAGCTTCTTCGGTCAACGCAGAAGGATCAAAGTTTTCTATCATATCTTGTACTTCATTAAATACTCGATCTATGACATCTGTAATTCTTCCTTTAATGGATTTAATTAAATTATCAATTAATTGCTGAACTGTAAGATCTTTAATTCCATCATATCCTCTCTGAATCTTACCAACGATTTCTAAAGCATCGGCTATAATACCTTCAACCACTCCAATTAAATCAAAGAAAGCATCTACTGAAGCAAAGAACGAATCAAACTTATCACAAAAGCCACCTAAGATAGATGTATTGAAATCATTCTTATAATATGCATCAAGGTTTCTTGCTAACTTAGGAGCATCATTATCAGTTAATAAATTGGCAGGAGTATAATTATATGCTTGAATAAAATCAGCAACCTCCAGGTTTGATATATCACCGCGTTCCCACCTATCTGATAGATCTGGGTAATTATCAAGGGAACCAATTTGTTGTCTTAGTAAGCCGTTTAGATAACTTGTCGCCGCATATATCCCATTACCGTATTTGTTTACTGCTCTACTGAGTGGATTGTTTTCTGCATCTCTTACAATACTTTCCGCAATTTCTGAAGTAACAACATCAATCTGCGCAAGAGTATATCTTCCTAAACCATCAGTGACAGGTCTTGCACCGATAGATAAGGTATTCTGAGTTATCTGATCATTAGGATCAACGCATGGATCAGACATTTCTTCTACCTCTTCTTGTTAACTTTTTCGTTTGATCTTTAGCAGAATCATCGAGAGCTGAAATATAACCACCAGAATAACCCATCGCAAAATAACCACGAGGAACAATAGAAGTTGACTTCTTAGGTGGTTCTGGCATTTTAATTAGATTCATACCCCAAGCTCCAAGTCCTAGTGGTGCAAAGTCAGCAACAATAGCAAGGAACGCATTAACAGGATTAAGTACCTTCGTAATAAATTCTGGACTATTACCTGTAGGATATGCCCAACCTGAAGTAATGCCTGGTAAAGGAGCAACGACAGGTGCGGAAATAGCAGGAGGTAATAAAACAGGTATACTTGGTATTGAAACTGCAGCAACTGGTACACTGTATGCTCCATTATAAGATACAGGACCTGCTGGTAATGGTGCACCTAATGTTGTAAAGTCACCTCTTGTTGCCGCGACCGAAGTAGCAATAACCGATGGAGTATTCACAACACTGCTTGCAGTAATTATACCTGCATTAAGAGCAGTCGCATTGAATATTCCAATATGAGAAGTCAATACTGAAGCAATATTCATTGATGGCGTCGTTAAACTCCATCCTGGTGTAGGTACTGATGTTCCTGTTAATAATGTAGGAGGTATTAAACCACTTGCTAGGTTAATAATATTTGAAGCAGCGTTATGTATATCACCTGGAGTAGATAACTTAATTGCTTTGGTTGAGAATACATCGTAAGTATTTAATGCTGTATTTTTAATATTCTTGGCAACGAAGTTTAATTGGTTAACAGATTCAAACTGTATTTCTTTTTTACCAAACAGAGTCATAATACCTGCATTGGCTTCTAACTTAACTTCCGATCCTCTTAAATTTGTTTGATCACTACCATTTAAATTTAACGAAGCACCTGAAGCAATTTCCGTATGACCATGTACAAGTAATTTATAATCACCTTCTACTTCTTCTGTTTTATTTCCTTTAACATAAACATGAGAATTACCGTTAATGGTAACTACACTATGTCCTGATGATTCATGTTTTGTTCCAATATTAATTTCATAACGATCTGCTTCAGCTCTTTCTGAAACAGTACCTTTAGAATCTATTTGAATATATGCACCTGAGTCATGAGTAATTTGAATTCTTTCTGCACCAGGAGAATCATCTATTTCAATTGAATGCTTTCCTGTTTTAATTACTCTGTTATATGGATATTTTGCTGCGTAAGCCGGTGGTGGTTCAGACCACGTTTCATCCATATCAGCAATCTTTTGATCGTGTACTCTATTGGCTGCTTGTTGTAATAAGTATGTTTCGTTTAATAATTCACCACGAGCTAATCTATCAGGACCGCCTCCCGCGTTGAAATCATTTGGATTATAACCTCTTGCTAATAATTCACCATTCTTTTCTGCGATAACACCTTCACCATCTTTTGTTGGATTTGATTCTGTGTTATACATACCAGGCAATAATCCTAGTATGACAGGATGCTGAGCCATTCTTCCATCAAGGAACATTCCATATACATATGAATTTAATGGAGGAGGTGGATTGTTTGGATCGTAATTACCTGAAGCACAAATAGCCCAAGGTAAATCTGTAGAAGCAATTTCTTTATTTGTTCCGTGTACGCCAAAGGCTCGAACTCTCACTCGACCTTCGTGTGTCTTATCGTTATTGCTTTCAACAATACCAATAAAGAAAAACGGATTACTTATTCCTGAACCATCAATCATACATCACCTTTCTGAAAACCATATTTCATCATTTCAACTTGTGTGGTTAAAACATTTTGATCCATGTTATGATTAACCATTGAAATTAAATACTTACCACTATATCTTTCGTTTCTTTTATTCTCTAATTCAATATTAGGTTCTTGAGTTATTAAATTAATTAAATCACCTGGCATTAAATCTATTCTGCCTTCAAGTTCTATATTTACTTTAGAGTTATTTAAATGATGATTGTATGCAACTCTGTTTTGTATAATCTCAACCATATTTTGTTGAGGTCGAACTGTTTGTCCTGGTACTGATGCTACACCATCAGCTTGCCAATCTCTATACACAACATATTGCTTTGCGTTTTTATTTTCGTCTTTAAATACTTCTTTAAGAAACTTATCTGAATGTACTGCACCTACATTTGAAGTTTTTGGAGAACCAGACATACTTATGTATTTCTTTTTTGCTTCTCCGTATTCGTAATTAAAATACTTTCTTGTATGATTTACGAAGTCTACTTCCATAACAGTATTCTTATAGGCTCCACTGTCAAGATCTTGTCCTGTATCAACATGACTTGTATTTTCTAAAGCTTTAACATGTCTTACTATTCGGTCTGCATATTCTGGATGATTTTCTGCGAAGCTCATATAATAAAGATCTTTAGTATGAGTAGGATTTGCTGCCCCTAACTTAAGCATCCATTCGTCTGTTACCCAATAGTAACCATTAAACGTTTCAAAGAATCTAAATAAACTTGAAGGTGAAAGTGATTTTGCTTTTGCCTTTGCTGCTAAAAAGTTCATTGCTTGTGCTGGTGTATAATCAGGTATAATTGTTCTCATCTGTCCATCAGAGTCTTCAATATAAAAATTTCTTCCTTTATTTGAACTCAATTTATATTTGGTAGATCCTTCAGGCATAAATTCTTTTAAATTAGAATTACTTTCTACTAATTCCTTATTTGAATTATAATATTTTTTAAGTAATTCTTTTGCACAAAAAGATGCTGTCTTATTATTGAATGCAGTAATAATACTTTGTATGCCTGCTCTAAATGTTGTCCTAGTTACAAAATGTAATGTGTAATAATAACCATCACCTTGTTCGTTTTTAGAAACATTATTAATTTTAATAATTTGAGCTTGTATTACCATTGATGTTTGTAAATCATGGCCTTTTAATTCTAAATCTAATTCTTCTTCTGCTCTTAATGGAAATTTGTGTAACGTACCAACAGAATCATAACACCTAAGGTTTGCCGATATGCTTGATTCGTAAATAGATGAAACAATATTAAATCCATAAATTAGCGGAGTGATATCTTGCTCTCTACCATCTACTGATCTTACCGTAGCTTTTTCAATAGTGCAAAGTGATGGATTAAATGAATCAGCCATATTATTCAGTACTTATCGTGTTTTTAAATTCGCTTGTTAATTGATTAAGATATGAATTATCGAATAAAAAGATTTCTTTCTTATTATCATTGATTTGTGTTTCATATTCAAAGATACGATAAGGAACCCAATCATCAGGAATAATTCTTTTTACGATTATCTTTTGACCTCTTTCAGTACGCAAGATAACACGATCCTCTCTACGAAGATATATCGTTCTAAATGATTCTGGTGCTAAGACTATATTGTCGACTGCCATTTTTTATTTCCTAAACTGTTTTAACATAGTATATAATATTTTCATCAATTGTTGTATCTTTGGTCCAATCAATAACGTCTTCACCAATTCTACCTGACTGATCTTGATACTTGTTAACTAAATAATCATTAAATGTTTGACCATCCATTGGCCATTCATAATATGGGTCTATGATATTATTTGCCATATAAACTAACCAAACATAATCAACTGATCCATAATAGTCCAATGCAATGTCTTCTGCTCTTTCACCTTCAGAAACGGTATAAGAATAATAAACAAATGGATTATTTGCGAGTGATCTTGCGAA